CACCGCCTACTGTTCGGGGTTGTTCACCCCGGCGTTGCAGTATCACGCGTGGCGTGACGCGGGCCGGGAGAAGAACCGCTTCACTGGCGGTGCGATGGCGGTGAACGCCGCTGCGCCGTTCGGCTACCTGGCGCCGTACATGTGGTTGATGCCGCTGCGCTCCGGTGGCATCTCCGCATCGACGCTGCGCGGTCTGGGCTTCCAGTCGTTCGCGATCACGGGTGGCCGTAACGGGCAGGTGTCGATCACGGGCACCGGCAGCTTGTCGGCGACGGGTCAGTTGATCGTGTCGGCGGTTGCCACGATCCTCGGCTCGGGTGTCATCGACGACGCGGACTGCAAGGCGTATCTGAACGCGGCGGCGACGCTGGCGGGCAGCGGCGACCTGACGGCGGCGCGTACGGCGATCGGCCACGCGGCGGCGGCGCTTGAGGGGTCGGCGTCGATGACGTTCACGCCTCGGGCCGACGGCGAACTCGGTGCGGCGATCACGGTCGCGGGCGAAGGTCTGACCGCGGCGAGTGTCGCCAACGCTGTCTGGGACTCCCCGCAGGGCCGGTTCCTGTACGCCGTCGGCCACAACAAGGTCATCACCGACCCCGCCGCCGGGACGTACACGGTGTACGACACCGACGATTCGACGGTGCTGTATGTCGCGGATCTGTGGGAGGACGCCGCCGGTACGGTGGCCTACTCCGGCACTGGCGCGCAACGTCGGGATCGGCTGCAATGACCGCCGACATCGTCGTCGGCGGACTAGGCGGCGACGGCCCGATCGTCACCGCCGGTCTCGGTCTGAGCGGCGCCGCCGACCCGAACGCGATGCGTGCCGCCCTGAGCGGCGTGGGCGCATTCTCAGCGACTTTGACGGCGGCCGGTAGCCCTGACATGGCGGCGGGCCTCAACGGCTCCAGCGCGCTCACAGCGACGCTGACCGACGGCAACGCGGTCGACGTCCCAGTCGGCAAACCTGGCGGTCGGCGGTTCTGGGGCGCGAGCCTCACGCCGCCACCACTGCCGCGGCCGATCCCCGGCGCACTGGCGGCGCACATCGTCGGCACGTCCACGCTCACCGCCGACCTCGACTTCACGATCGACTTCGACGACGAACTCCGGCAGTTGATGCTGCTCGGGGTCGTGTGAAAGGAAACCCATCCAATGGAGCGACGCGAGACACGCGTAACCGACGCGATGCAGATGCGTGCGGAGGAAACCAGCGACGGCCTGACGCTGCGCGGGTATGCCACCACGTTCAACAGCGAGTACGAGATCACTGACGCGCTCGGCACCTACGTCGAACGGGTCGCCCCCGGCGCGTTCACCCGCACTCTCGACCACGGCGCCGACGTGCGGCTGCTGATCAACCACGACGGGCTGCCGCTGGCACGCACGAAGTCGGGCACGCTCGCGCTCCAGCAGGACGACACCGGGCTTCTGTGTGAGGCACGCCTCGACGGCGAATCCCCGCTGGTGCGGTCGCTGAAGTCGGCGATGGACCGTGGCGACGCCGACCAGATGTCGTTCGCGTTCCGCGTCACACAGCAGGAATGGAACGACGACTACACCGACCGCACGATCCGCGAGGCGCAACTGTTCGACGTGTCGGTCGTCACCTACCCGGCGAACCCGGCGACGAGCGTGTCGCTGCGGACGGCGGCGAGCCTGCGCGGACTCGACGAACTGCCCGAGGACGCCGACCCCGAGTTCGTGCGGCAGATGCTGCGCGGCGAGATCCCGTCGGCCCCGGTCGACCTGACGTGGCAGCGGCTGCGCGCCGCCGCCCTCACCCTCTGAACCCCCGAGGCGACATCCGCTTCGGGCAACCTGCCGCACCCGGCGCCGAACCCGCCTGCGAGGGCACTTCGGGACGAGCCACTACGGCGACCCCTTCACAACTACCCCGTTAGGAGCGAGCAGATGGATCTGCTTGGAAAGATGCGGGAGTCGCGTGCGGCCAAGAAGGCCGAACTGGACGCGATCCTCGCCAAGGAAACCCCCGAGGACGGCGACGCAGCCCGCGCCGACGGCCTCATCGCCGAGATCCGCGAAGCCGATGAGCGCATCGCGGCCTACCAGGAGATGACCGAGCGCGAAGCGAAGGCCATCGAGAACAAGGTCGAGACTGGCGCCGAGGAGCCCGTTGTGCGCGGTTCCGCCGTTGTCACCCGCGAGGAGCGGATGTACGACGTCGAGAACCAGAAGCGCGGCGTGTCGTTCGTCGCCGACGTGGTCAACGCGCAACTGCGCGGCGACCTCGACGCAGCCCAGCGTCTCCAGCGCCACATGGCCGAGGAGCGCGCCGAGGGCGTGGAACTCCGCGACGTCGGCACCGGCGCTTTCACCGGGCTGACCGTGCCGCAGTACCTCACCGACCTCGTCGCCCCGCCGAAGCGCGCCATGCGCCCGATGGCCGACCTTGCCCGTAAGCTGGCACTGCCGGCCGACGGCATGACGGTCAACATCTCCCGCATCACCACCGGCACCGCCACCGCCGTTCAGGCGACGGAGAACGCCGGTGTGCAGGAGACTGACGCCGACGACACCCTGCTGACCGTGGACGTTCGCACGATCGCGGGCCAGCAGGACATCTCGGTGCAGGCGTTGCAGCGCAGCGTCGGCGCCGACGCGGTGATCATCGCCGACCTCCAGAACGCCTACCACACGGTGCTGGACTCGCAGATCATCAACAACGACGGCACCTCGGGCACCCACAAGGGCATCCGTGGCACCTCGGGCATCGTGTCGGTGACCTACACCGACGCCAGCCCGACCGCGGCCGAGGCGTACCCGAAACTGTTCGACCTGATCTCGCAGATTCAGTCGGGCGTGTTCTCGGGCGCGTCGCACCTCGTGATGCACCCGCGCCGCTGGAACTGGTTCGCCAGCCAGGTCGGCACGTCGTTCCCGTTCCTCCAGCCGAACAACACCAGCGCGGTGAACGTCGGCGGCGAGATTTCCAGCAACACCTACGGCGGCGTCGTCGGTGTGCTCGCGGGCCTGCCCGTGGTTCTCGACGGGAACATCCCGACCAACCTGGGCGCGGGCACCAACGAGGACATCATCCTCGGCGTGTCCGCTGACGAGTTGTTCCTCTGGGAGCAGCCCGGCAGCCCGCTGCTGATCCGTGCCGAGCAGACCGCTGCCGGCAACCTGACCGTCAAGTTGGTGGTCTACGGCTTCAGCGCCTTCACCGCGGGTCGTTACCCGCTGGCCCACGGCACCATCGGTGGCACCGGATTTGTGACCCCATCGTTTTAGTTGAACGATGACGCAACGCTGCGGTAACTGCAAAGAGGAGTTGCCAATGGCGGACTTCTCTCCGCACTACCGTGGCACCGCTGGCTCGTGGTGTCGCGCTTGCTTCGCTGCATACAAGCGAGGTGAGCGCGACACCCGTGCCAAGCATCACGATGCACTCGAGTGCTCCTACTGCGGCCAGTCATATATACCGAAGCAACTCAAGTCGGGTGCCGCCTACTGTTCCCGGAAGTGCAAGGACGACGCCAGGAACGCGGCAGCGAAGGCCGCTCGACTGGCGGCGAAGCAGTCACGGCAGTGTCTGTACTGCTCAGCCGTCATCGGCCCCGAGCGTCGCATCAATGCCAAGTTCTGCTCGCCCGAGTGCAACGAAAAGGCGCATCAACTGAAGCGCAAACTCCGAAGCCGTGGTGGCAACGACGGCAGCGTCGGCTACCTGCGCGCTTACATCTGCGAACGCGACGGATGGAAGTGCGGTATCTGCGGCGGCGATGTTGACCCCTTGGCGCGACATCCGGCCCCCGGCTTTGGGTCGCTGGACCACGTTATCCCCGTCGCGCACGGTGGCACCAGCGACGTGGCAAATCTTCGACTTACACATCTGCGCTGCAACTTGCAGCGCCGCGACCAAGGCGGGTTAGAACAACTCGCCCTCATCGGTTAGGAGCATCATGGCCGACCAGGCTTACATCGACGCACTGCTGCGGGAGCGCCGCGGTTACGAGATCCACGGCAAGGCAGACCGCGTCAAGGACGTCGACGCCGCGCTTGCCGCCGCCGGTTACACCCGGCCCGAGGCGAAGAAGGCCGCGCCGAAGGAGCGCGCCGCCAAGCCCGTCAAGACTGAGACCCGCGACGCCTGATCATGGCGACGATCCCGCTGACCTACGACGTGGCGACGGTCGGCTACGACTACGCCACCGGCGGGTATGACGCGCTGTCGTTGAACACGCAGCCGTCGGCGATGTCGCAGGGCACCGCCACCGCTGCCACCATCACACCTGCTTAGGAGCATCATGGCGACGATCGACCTCGGTGACGTGGTGCCGCTGTCGGTGCAGGTGCGCGACGCCAACGGCACGCTCGCCAACGCGGGCGCGATCACGTTGACGGTGACGCTGCCGGACGGCACGTCGACGGTGGTGTCGACGGCGAACCCGTCGACGGGCAACTACACGGCCGCCTACACGCCGACGGTGGCGGGCCGCCACGTCGTGCAGTGGGTGGCTACCGGCGCGAATGCGAGCGCCTTCTCCGACGCGTTCACCGTGATCGACCCGTCCGAGCTCGGCCTGGTCGGACTTGACGATGTGAAGCGTCACCTGAAC